TGAGCCAACTCCAGATCCTGAGCCAACTCCAGATCCTGAGCCAACTCCAGATCCTGAGCCAACTCCAGATCCTGAGCCAACTCCAGATCCTGAGCCAACTCCAGATCCTGAGCCAACTCCAGATCCTGAGCCAACTCCAGATCCTAAAGCAGTTAATAAAAGAACTGGGTCAAGATCTAAAAACAAAAAATAGATAACTTAAACATGGGGTAACCTTATGTCTAATACTAAAGTTAAAACGTCACAAGATGGCAATGGCAAAGGTATGGATAATACCTTTCCTGATGGGGATAACCCTGTTTCTGGGAGCCCATTTGCTGTGGGTACTACTGCAACCGCTATAAGTTTAGATGGTGCTAAGTCCAATGAGGTACTAGTAAGTATAAATGGGGCTACTGGCGGTAAATGCTATCTAACTTTTAGTAATACCCGTGATGCGGATGCCTCACTGGATTTCGGATTTTCTACTGGGGCTATAGTATCTGTACCAAACACGGGGGGCGAACTTAAAGCTATAGGCGATGCCTCTGATATTGAGTTGCGTATGTTTTACTCAAAAGGAGTGTCTTGATATGCCTATAAAAACTTTTTCAGGGGTGTCACAAGGTGGAGGATCTGCAGCAGCAGCGTCTCTTGCGCATTTTAGTTATGAGACTACCGTAAACCAAGCATGGGTTCAGGGAAATGCCATAAAGTTCGATACCACTCTCTATTCAAATGGGAGTGATATAGATGGCTCGGATATTGCTACAAATGGGTCTTTTAAATTAAAAAAAGGGTTTTACCTTGTATTGGCTTTTATACCCCTAAATGTGCCTAACGCAGGTGGCGGGGACATAAGGTTAAAAAACATAACTACTAATAGCTATGTCCAAGCCGACGGTTTTGCTTCTGGCATAGGGGGGGCTACTACAAAAGACGTTACTCTAGGTGGAATTATAGAGGTTGTAAACGATGATGACGCTTTTATTTTAGAGATGTACTCAGGGAACCCTACTGCAATACAGTGTACAATAGATTCTAGGCAGCCTAACTTATCTATACATTCATTAGGAACTGTTACAAACACAGTTAATACAATAAACGGCACACCTAGTTTTGCGAGGCTGTTCTCACTAGGCACTGATACAGAACCCACAGGCTCGACTACTAGTTTTCAAAAGATGGTGGGGTACGCCAATAATACAGCACTAGGACTAACAGCAGATTCAGCAAACGGTGAAATAACAATTGCTGAGGATGGATATATAAAAGTTAGTTTTATGTTAGCAAACCATGATTGGGATGGCGATTGGAGTTTTGAATTAGCAGTTAACGGCACATTTACAGGCAACAACCACATATTCCAAGCACCTGCAGCAAGCACTGGTGATGTTGCCCATGCGCATTTTAACCCTATGCAAGTTAATGCGGGGGATAAAATATCGGTATTCTATAAATCAACAGTGAATGATGCCGTAGATTGGCAAAGTAGGTCTGCGATGTCAATGTATTTAGATGTTGAGGTTTTAGCCTACCAAGATACTATAACTAATATAATCAATGCTACAGACCCTAATGAGTATGAGTACGCAATGGTTGAACCTTTTGCTTCTTCAACTGTACCTGCCATAGATGCAGATTATAGTTTCAATAGTGTCGGAGATCATCAATACCGCTCTACAGCAGGTATTTCCGTGGCTAATGATGTTATATCTTTAGCTAAAGGCGGAATGTTCGAGCTGAAAGCTTTGGTTAAGCCAGATATAACACAAACTGGAACATCAGACTTTCAGTTCCATGATGGCAGTGCATATATTGGTAGTATTGGTACCCTAGGGGCTAATGGTGGGGATAAGTCTGTGGATACTACATCAACTGCTTTTGTTAACACCTCAGCAAATGCTAAAAACATAACGCTGAAAAACAAAGCAGGTGACGCAGGTTTTAGTTTTGACACTAACGGCACTGTTATAATTATAAACAGAGTAGCGGGGTAACATATGGCCACTATTAATACTAGGGCGGCTTTAACTGAATTAGCGGAAGATGACTTATTATTCATAGAGGATACTTCTGCTAGTGAGTCTAAGAAGATGGAAGCTAAGAACTTAGAGTTATGGCTAAAACGTGAGGTTGGGCAAGTAAAGATAAACAATGGCAATGGGGTAAAGCCCAGTTATGCCTTAACCGCTGATACCTCACAGATATTTAGCTATACTAGTCCTTTAAGTTTTTCAAGCTTTCCTACAACAACTTGGCCACAGATGGTAGGCACGAGTAGCGATAACCTAATTTGCGACTTCACTAATAATTCTTTTTTAGAGAATGCTGCACTTGGACAGTCCCATGTATGGCGGTTTCAGTTTACATTCTCAGGTAAACCTAACAACCAGACTTGCGATATTGCTGTAAGACTTTATAATTCAATATCTGGGTTTCAAAGGAATAAAACTATATCCTTACTAGAAAATAAAAATTCTGGGTTTTTCGATGCTGAGTTTATAACTATAGCGGATTCCGCTAGCCTACCTTCTCCTTTAGGTACTGGTCATGGATATAATCTTGAGGTTACATCAGAACTTGGAATGACAGTTACCCTAGAAGATGCAACTAGGATATCTCTATCGCATAACTCATATGCGATAGATATTTAATATTAACTATTTCAAGAGGCCAATTATGGAGCAGAAGATTTTAAGCTGGTTTGGCAACTCAAGTATAAGCCCTGATTTAATGGGTATAAATTTTATAGGTGATAGTGTACGATGGGATTATAGTAACTATTGTATAGAGTTAAATTCTAAAGCTACTGGGTCTAACTATGTACACTTCCAAAGTGACGTAAAGCAGAGTTCATTTAGGTATAGAGTCTCCGTTAGTTATTACGCTGCAGACGGCAACAATTGGGGTGATGGGCTTGCTATAGGGTGCATGTGTAATTCAACCCCAATAAAAGATAGGCTATCTGCATGGGCATTACATTATGGAGGGTATTCAGGTTTTGATGGGGCGTATACTACCTATTTTAATGAAAAGAAACAAGAAGATACTGAGGCAGGGCAGCTAACCTTTTTTAGCAATGGAGGTTATATTAATTCTAGTATTGGTGTGGGGGAGGTGAATACTGGGATACATAGCCAGCTTATATTCGAGGGCATTTCAGATGAAAATGGCATGCAGTGTACTATATCTAATAATGATGGGAAGTTAATAAATGGTGTGTGTGGTATATCTAAATCCCAGATAACTGAACCTTTTGGCGGTAGATTTTTCTTTATAAATGGTATAAATAAGACCTATAATATAGTAAGACGCATACATAGCATAGAGTTATGGAGTAGTTGATTGTATGAGTAGAGTGAAAAAAGCAATACTAAAACATGGATCTACTTTTAGATGTGTTTTATTCTGGGGGTATTCATATAGAGATAATATAAGTAAGGTAATATCATATAAAGACCTAAGCACAGTAGTATCTGCAAAAATGCAGTTTAAACGTGGTAGTTCGGACAGCATAGAGTTAGAGCTTAGTTTGCACGACGGTATCAACATACTAGATGCATCTCAAGGTAAGTTTGAGATACAAATAAGCACTGCTAGGGGGTATGAACTTAAAGAAGGAATCATAACTGGGGATATAATATTTACTTTCGATGACGAAACTACTATAAATCTATTTGATCTAAGATTAGAGATACAAGGAAGCATAACATCATGAGCGCTGATATTGTAACTAACCTACAGGTGCATATAGAAGATTTGCCAGTGTATGTCCTTATAAGTGAACTGGATAGCCCTATAGTAGTTACTTCGGAAGAGTCTGAGCTTAATACGCTTGTAATAACTTATGATCAAGATGAACAGGATATTGAAGATAGGTTTAAGGAAATAGAAGAATTTAACTCTAATACATTTGATGTTATGTCTAAAGGGTTTAAGCAAGGTTAACATTAAAATGGTTTAATGCTAACAATAGAGTATAACTATATTAAGGAGAATAAATTATGTCAATATATAACTTTGATCAATTAAAAACTGATGCATTGGCGTTTAATGCTAGACACCACCAATCTATTTTGGAGAACCAAGATAATGCTGCTGCGATTCAGTCTAACTTAAACTTAATTCAGTTTGTACAGGATAACGCAGATCCTTCTGCAATCGACTCACTTACTGAAATACTAGCGCAGGCTCAGACTGATAATACTAGCGTGTTGAATATTGTTTCTACTTTAGAAGTTAAACACAATAGTGAATTAGCCGCAGCACAAGTTAGTTTACAAGCCTCAATAAATGCTTTAGAGGCTAAACATAATACTGAGTTAGCAGCAGAGGTTAATAGTAGACAAGCAGCTTTAACTGCTTTGGAAGCTAAACACGATGCAGAAAAAGCAGCTCTTGATAGCGCATTAGCAGCAGAAGCTCAGTCACGTATCGATGCAGACACAGCTAATGCAAACTCTCAAGCAGCTCACGCGGCTGATGTGCAAGCTACTTTTGCTGATGTAGCAGAGGTTCTTAATAACGCACTAGCTAATCAGTAAATCTATAAAAAACTACTAAAATCTTAGTATAAGTTGTATACTAAGATACATACCCTACTAAGATTTTAGTGGTACTACCTGGGAGAGTATTTAATGGCGTTAATATTACAGAATGATCAAGGTACAGTAGTCAATGCTAATAGCTATACAGATACGTCTTACGCTGATATTTATTTTTCTGATAGGAATAATGATACATGGGCTAATGCCACTACTACACAGACCACCTCAGCTTTAATAAAAGCTTGGCAGTATATAGATACCATGTTTAAATTTGCAGGATATCAGGCAACTGATACTCAAAATACTGAGTTTCCTAGATACGGTATTTTTAATTCTAGGGGACAAGAGCTTACAGGTATCCAAACCAAGGTTAAAAACGCACAATGTGAATATGCTTTAGTAGCCTTAACCCAAGACTTAACTATAAATCAGACTCCTATAAATACTCCAGTTATTAAAAAGAAGTCTCAGAAAGCAGATGTTTTAGCTACTGAGGTTGAGTACGATACCACTATAGGTCAGCAAATAGTATTTAGTTATCCAAATGCTGATTTCTGGCTAAAAGAATTTTTAAATGGAAATAGATTCAATGGCTATTACTAATTTTGAACAAGAAATGTTGGGGGTAGCCAACGAGCTAATAGATGTTTTTGGCCAATATGCAGTGGTTCTATCTAGGTCAACAGAGTATAAAAACGTGTTGCAGCCTTGGAAGGGTAAGTTAGATAGCTATTCAGCAACTACAGTAAAAGTAGTAAGTAAAACTATTGATGAAAACCTATTAAACACTAGTGATAATAGAACTGGAAACATAAATAGGGAGTTATTGGTAGCAGGAGATCAATTAACTGATATACAATCCGATGATTTAATCTTAACTTTTAATGCTTTGATGTCTAGCAAAGTGGAATTGCCAAGTTCAAACATAAGCTCTAGCACTGATATAACTTCTAGCGGCGTATATATGGTGGATACCTCAGCAGGTGATGTAGATATAACATTAAATAGTAATAATAGCGATCTTACTACTTTAATATTTAGTAAAATATCTACTGATGCTAATGCGGTTAATATAACTACAAGTGATGGCGTTACAATAGCTAATAGTAGTTCTTATATAATAAAAAATAACTTTGATGTAACTGGGTTTATACTTAACAGTGGCAACTATAAGATTTTAGAAAGGTATAAGGTGTATGAACCTTTAATAATTAGTCCAGCGGGGAATGACTTGCTTTACAAACTTAGGGTTGGTGCATAATGGCTAGTTTTAATAAGTCTTTAAGTGATGTTAGGGATACTGTATTTACTTATTTTAGCTCTGAATGGAATGATCTAACACCTATTACATACGATAACATAGACCATTATATAACTTTTAATACAGATTGGGTGCGTATATCTTTGAGGGCTACAAATCCTAGTGTTAGTGCTATAGGGCAAAAGAACTTTAGGTTTAAAGGCATAATATTTATACAGATATTTACCGTTGCTAATAACTCAACAATGAATAATGATACTTATATAAATTTAATTATAGAAAAATTTTCACAAATTCAATTAGAAAACTACATAACTTTGCGTGACACAGAGATAAACGGTTATAATATAAGCCAAGATACTAATGGGGTGTATTATCAAACTAATATGAGCGTACAGTTTTATTATGACGTTGTTAGGACATAAATCAAAACATACAAAAGGAGCATAACATGGCGTTAAATGCAGATACAAATAGGGTTGGATTATCGTATGTAGAGGAGAGTATAACGGGGACTACTCCGACAGACCCAGTATATAAAACTATACGATACACTGGGTCTAGCGATTTAAAATTTGAGTATACTACTGATACCTCTAAAGAGATTATACCAGATAGGCAGATAAGTGATCAGTTTTTAACAGGGGCAGAAGCGGCTGGCGGAGCTAATATAGAATTTTCTATGGACTCCTATGATGATTTACTTGAGGGAGCGATGTTCAATAGATGGAATAGAACAATACACCGTAATGATCTATCTACTACTTTGCCTTTGGTAGATATTGAAAAAGTTACAGATTCGACGGGTAAACTTAACTGCAATACTGCAGTTACCTCTGCTATATTTGCGGACTCTAGTATAGTGTTTTTTGATGGTGTAGGTGAAGATTTTAGCGGAGCGATAGCTAAAATAACAGGAAGCACCTTTGACGCATCTAACAATTTTTATGAATTTACGGTACTAAACGGTAAAACAGTAGAAAACATATACGCTACTGAAAAATCTAGGGTGTTCCAGTGTGGTTTTATCTTTTCGGACGTGCTGCAGGCTACAGTCTCTCCGAATACGCTTACAAGTGCGTCAACGGATATGACCACACTTGGAATAAGCGCGGGACAATGGATAAAAATAGGAAGTGTTAGTAATGTTGCAAATGATGGGTTTGATACAACGGCGGATAATGGTTTTGCTAGGGTAGAATCTACTGCTACGAATGTAATTTATTTAGATAAGGTTCCCGCAGGATGGGTAGCAGACGCTAATGGTGGTTCAAAAGAAATAGCAATATTTTATGATGCTTATATACAAAATGGCACTACCGAGATTAGCTATACCTTAGAAAGGTCATACCAAGACCATAATCCTATAGTTTATGAACGTTTTACAGGTATGCGTATTAACGAGTTCCAGTTATCAAACGAAAAACAAGCGGTAACCACTGGTAGCTTTAATTTTATGGGGCTTGGGGTTGTATTCGGTAATACTAGAGTTACTGGATCCACTGATGTTGATGCTTTTAGTACGACTCCATTTAATACCGTAAATAATATAAATTATTTAGAGCTTAACGATGTTGATATATCAGGTGGAGCTAATACTGGCGGCATAAACCTCGCTCTGAAAGTAGATTTTAGTATAAAAAACAATCTACGTGGACAAAATGCTATTGGTAGCTTACCTTATGTAGGTGTGGGTGTAGGGCAGTTTGATGTGTCGGGTAGCGTTGAAACTTATTTCCAAGATCAATCAATCCTTGAACTACTAGCTAACAATACGGATACCAGTTTAAGGGTGATGTATAATCTTGGTACACGTTACCATATAAACGACTGCCCACGGATCAAAATATCTAGCGGTGCACCAGATGTAAGTGGGGTTAATGCGGACGTGACAGCAGAGTATGGGTTCCAAGCATTAAAAGAACCTAATAAAGGTTATACTATGTCAATGTCTAAAATAAGCACTTATTAACCAACAACTAATATAATTGGAGAGACTTATATTATGATAACTAATTTAGATAAATTTTATGTGAATAATAAAGGTAAAAGCAATACCTACGATTATGAAAAGCATGGAGTGACATTCACACTTAAATTCGCAGGCAGAGCAAATGAAGCTTTTATAGCTTCTACGGCCAAACATTCAGTAATATTGCAAGATAAAGCCAATAAATTGTCCGAAAAAGAAAAAGAGCGTAAAATCATAGAGTTTAACCAAAAATTAGAACTGGATGTTTTAGTTGATAGTTTGCTTGTATCTTGGTCTGGAGTTATAGACAATGATGGTAAACCTGTAGACTTTACGGTTAAAACAGCTAAAGAACAATTAGGCAGGTTCCCAGACTTAGTGGCTGAATTAATGACCGCAGCAGCTAATCCTAAGAACTTTACTTATGTAGTTGATGATGAAAAAAAGTAATTGAAGCGGTAGCTATTGAGTTTGAAAACATCCTAAATAAAGATAGGGATGCTAATATACGCGCACAGCTAGAAGCTAGGGGTATTATAAGAAATGATATTTCTAAAGATTCTGGTTTAGTAGATACCGCATTTAGTAATTTTATAATAACTGCTTTTTATGAGCTACATTCAAGCAGTGGTGTAAATGGCACTATACCATGGGGGTGTATAAAAGAGTATTTAGTTTTTAATGGCTTTACTGAGTACCAGTTCATTATTTTATCTATTAGCTGTATAAGGCGTTTAGAAATAGTATATAATGAATATATACAGGCTAAAAATAATAAGGGCGCTTGTGACAAGTAAAAACATAAATGTAGATTTTGATGATCTATCTAAAGAGCTACAAATACTTGCTAAAACAGCTAAGACTAGTTTTGATAATTCTATAAAAGCTTTTTCGGCAGAACTAGTCTCTAAACTATTTGATAATAGCCCCGTAGACACAGGGCTTTATAGATCTAACCATACCGTTAGTATAGGTAGTCTTGTAGACCAAGAACAACCTATCAATGATAAAAGTACCGTTGTATATAACGCTAGAATGGATGCAAAAAGCTATGATAGTTCAAGGGATTCGGTAGTATATATACAAAATAATGTGGATTATGCTGAAAAGTTAGAATTTGGTCACAGTCAACAAACTCCAGCGGGTATTTACGGACAAACTTTAAGCGCGTCTACTTTCAAGTTTTTATTTAAGGATTAAAACATGGCTACTTCATATAATGTATTCATTAAAATGCAAACAGAAGGGGCTAGTAGGGCTTCACGGGATATAAGAAGTATAGAGACTAGTTCAAAATCAGCCTCGTCGGCTACTTTACTTTTAAGTAAAGCCCTATCGGTGTTGGGTGGGTCTTTTGCTGTCCATAAGATAATAGAAGCGAACGATGCTTGGATAGACTTCACAAATAATCTTAAATCTGCGGGTCTAGCAGGTCAAGAACTTGTAACGACTCAACAGGCTATATACGATATAGCACAGCAAACACATACACAACTTAAAGAGTCTGCGCACTTATATAGGGTATTGAAAACTACTATCGGGGAGGCTGGGGCTTCACAAGAAGATCTATTAAAAGTTACTAAAGCTCTAAATGAAGGTATACAGCAGTCTGGGGCTAGTAGACAGCAACAAATAGGCGGTATACAGCAGCTTGGCGAGGTTTTTGAAAAGGGTAGGCTGTATGCTAGACAGTATTTATCTATCGTATCTGATTTCCCTGCTATAGGTAACCTATTACGTCAAGCTTTCTTGCAGGCAAGTGGCGGTACTGAGTCATTTAGGCAACAGATGGACGAGGGTAAGATATCTAGTGAAGCCTTTTTTATGGCATTAAAAGCCATATCTTCACAACTTGATGCCACTCAAAACACTTTAGAAGTTACCTCAAAACAAGGATTAACGGATCTTAGCAGCGCTTTTAGTAGATTAGCTGGAGACATAATACCTAATGTAGGGAGTAAGTTAGAGAAAGTAGCTTCTGGAGTAGATATACTTACTGATAGTATACAGATACTTTCAAAAAACTCGGAATCAGTTTTTAAAAGTATAGCAAGTTCTATAGCACCTATAGGAGAAGCACTAGGTAAATTAAAATTTGACTTTTTTGAAGCTAATGCAGACGAGGTAAAAAATAATTTTGTAAGCGATATGGAGTCTATGGCTAAATCCGTAGGCATGCTTGCTATAAAAACTTTTGCGTTAAACTCGACGCTAACGGGCACATCTTTTTTACCAAAGATGAAGACCGATACTAAAAACCTGGGTGACTATTCTGGTAAAGTAGAAGGTTTAGTTACTGATTTTAAGGATCTAGGGTCTGCAGGGGTCATAGCACAGAAGGCTATAAATTCAGTAATAAACCCTAAGGTTGTTATAAAAGGTGATATGCCCGATATAACGCAGCCTACTATTAACTTCAAAGATGAAGATTTAAAAAATATACGTGATGCTGAAAACGCGTATAAAGGACTATCAGCTAGTCAAGAGGTTACAAGTAAGACTTATGACCAGTTGAGCCTAGCCATAGCGCGACAAAGGGAATCCTTAACTAGCATAGACCCCTTATATGCTCAGGTGGCACAAAATGCCGATAAGCTTACTAAATCCCAAATTGATAACCTAAATGCGTCTATTAAAAACCTAGACGAGGCTAAATCCACCTCTGAACTTTTACACTCCGTTACCGATACTTTCGCGGGTAGTTTCGCTGATGCTATAGCTAATATAACAACGGGGTCTGAGAGTGCTAGTCAAGCTTTCAAAGAGATGGCTAATAGTATTATAAGTGATCTAATACGTATAGGTCTTGAGAAGGCCGCTATAGGAATGGTTAATATGGGAGTCAATTGGTATATGGGGGGATCCTCAGCAGGAATGAATACTGGGGGTACTACAGGTGGGTTACAATCAGCCACGCCTCCTAGTTTTTCAAATAATTTACAAGCCCCTAGTCCTCCTCCCATGTTATCTTCTGGTCTTAGGTCTACACCTAGTGTAGGTTCTACAGTTAATATAAATACTACGGTCAATACCACACACACTGGGGCTAGTGGTTCTAAAGATGGGGAAAAAGTAGCAAAGGAGCAGGCCAAAATGATAGCCACTATGGTAAATACTCAAGTACAACAAGAACTAATGAAACAGAAACGTGTAGGCGGGATGCTATAGTTTTTTAATGTATTTTATTTAAGTTTTAATGCATTTTATTTGAGTTTTAATGCAGTTTATATACTACATTTTTCCTAAGAATGGCTTAAACATTAGACTTACAAAACCATAAGACATATAAAATATATAAAATATATAAAATATATAAAATAATTAAAAAGACATAAGAGTTTTTAAGCTTAAATATATAAGAACCTATATAAATATATATTTTTTAAGTTTTATATTACATTTTTAAACAAAAAGCTAGGTATATAAAGGGCTACAAGGGTATTTACCGTGGTATAAAATATAGTTAAAAAATAATTTTTTTATTTATAAATATAAATAGTGTATACTTAATAGTACATATAAAGCTTTTATTTTTATGCAAAATGGACACGTTCCCAGATATACCTAAACCATCAGATGTTAAGCTAACATCAACATGGAATATACTAAAAGCTTCTTTTGGCGATAACTACGAACAGTTTTCAGCAGATGGGGCGAACCCAAAGAAAGATAGTTATGAATTATCTTGGGAAATACTCAGTGATGTAGATTATGAAGCTTTAGAAACTTTTTTAGATACTCAAACACCCGTAAAAGCCTTTTATTGGGATAACCCTTTGTCGGGGAATAATGAGGTTGTGAGGATGGATATCGGCGGCATTTCCCGTCAAAAGGAAGGGGTAAACTATGCTAAGGTAAGCGTAAAACTTAATAAAGCGTATGGGTACTAACTATGGCTGATCAAGAATACGCGGCATTACAAACAGATGCCCTAATAGAACTTTATATAATAGATTTATCTAAAGTATCAGTTTATCCTAACCCGCAAGAAAAGCTATATATAACGAACGGGCTAGATAAGGATAGATCCAATTTAGAGTATGATGGTAATGAATACACTCCAGTACCAGTTGAGTCGGAAGGATTTGAAATAAACTCCACGGGGGCTATGCCTAGACCTACCATAACCATAGGAAACGTAGACTCGGGGTTTAACGATCTTTTAAAAGCCTATGGAAACTTATTAGGTGCTGAGTTAACCAGATATCAGGTATTTTACGAGTACCTAGACGGTAAAGATAAAGGCGGCATAGGTGCTTATAAAGCTAAAGATGTATGGACTATTAATAGAAAGGTAGTACATAACAAAACACAAATAAAATTTGAACTAAAAAACCCTTTGGACTTAGAGAATGTGTTAGTACCTAAAGGTCAATTTACAAGAAAATGCGAACATACATACCGCGTGTGGGATGTAGGAACGCAGTCTTTTATCCAGGGGTCATGTCCTTATACTGATGAAACACATACTTTTGACGAGTTGGGGAATAAGTGCAGCAAACAAAACGACGTATGCGGTAAAAGATACACTGATTGCGCTATAAGGTTCAATGCCGTGGATAAGAAGGCTCCAGTTCAAGGTCTTTTCTTCCCTTTAATACCTAAATTTTAGATAAGGTTTTTATGAGATTAAAAGAGCTACAGCCGCAGATACAAGATTACTGTAAAAAGCTAGCACCTCAAGAAGCTTGCGGGTTGATTTTAAAGAACGACTTAGAGTTTGAGTTTGTACCTTGTGAAAATATAGCAGTGGATAAAGAAACTAATTTTAAAATAGCTGATACCACCATGCTCAAATACTCTAAAGACATATACTCTATATTCCATAGCCATGTAGAGGGTGGAACCCCTGCGGTCACTTTATCGGATATAAAAACTTGTGAAGCTTGGGGATGCATAGGTAGCATAGTGTTTTTAAGTCCTAATGACAATAACATATGCTCCGATGTAGTTTTCTACGGTAAGGAAGTTATATATAAGAAGTTAACTGGTAGACCTTATTATTATAATGTGTTTGATTGTTTCACTATGATACGTGACTTCTACTACACTCAGCTTAACATAGACTTAAAACATGTATACAGCGACTATGGTTGGTGGGAACATACAGAGCATAAAGATAGCTTATATTTAAAGGAACCCGATAGGTTAAACTTAGTAGAGATTGACATTAGACAACCTCTCCAAGTAGGTGATATACTATCCATGAAGCTAGGTCGTAGCAAATGCATAAATCATGGCAGCATTTACGTAGGTAACAATAAGATACTTCACCATTTAGAAGGTAAACTATCATGTACAGAGAGTTTTGGTAAATACGGCAATCGGGTAGAGCGTGGTTTAAGGTATAACCCTGAAATAAAGCTTTTACCTAAACAAGAAAAGGTGGTGTTTTAATGTTATCTACTATAAGGTTACACGGTGTATTGGCAAAACGTTTTGGTGATGAACTGCAGTTCAAAGTAGATTCTGTGAGAGAAGGGGTACAAGCACTATTAGCAAATTTTAAAGATTTTAAATCGGTGCTTAGGCAATACGACTTTAGATTTATTGCGGATGGCGTTAACCTCGATAGGAAAGACGTATGTGATGCCGTTTACCCTTTTAAGGTATTAGATATAATACCTGTCACTGAGGGTGATAAGATGAACTCTAACACAACAAAAGCTATAATCGGGGGCGTAGAAATAGCTGCGGGTATAGTTTTTGATGCGTTTTCAATGGGCACAGTAGGTAACCCACTCATAATGGCTGGGGTGTCCACTATAGCAGGGGCGGTAATAAACAGCTTTATGAAGCCGCCAGAATACGATCAAAGCGGCGATGCTGCGACTAGTAATATATTCGACGGCGCAAGGAATGTGAGTAAAGAAGGGGTAGCTGTACCCATATTATATGGTAGAATGAAAGTAGGCTCACTAGTAGCTTCTGGGTTCATAGCCGTAGATGGGCAGAAAATTTAGAGGGTAGCATGTCTAAAAACAAAATACATGAAAGAATACCGCAAAATAACCAGCTAAGTTCGCAGACTTATGGAGACGTTAACTATAAGGTTAAGGTAGACTATGTTGATAACGATAATACCCCTCCTCAAAACAACCTATTAACTGGTACATTTAACCTAGGTAAAGGCGGCGGAGATTCTGGCGGGCACATAAACGGCGATGTCATGCATACGGATACTTACGCCAAGTTTATAGACATAGTGAGCGAGGGGCAAATAGAGGGCGCTGTAAATGGGTATAACTCTATATACTTAAATGGTACTCCGCTAGCAGATGAAAATGGCAATCTTAATTTTAAAGGGGTGCAGGTTTTTCCCATGTACGGGACTGAGGATCAACAGTTCCCTCCTATGTTTCAGAGATCTGGGGCTACTTATGCGATAAATGCAGAAATAAAAACCAATCAGGACTATACATTCACGGTAACTGATGACAGTATAACATCTGTGAACTTATTAATGAAAGTGCCTGTTTTATCAAGCTCAGATGATAAGGGAAATATTAATGGTACTTCTGTAGAGTTTCAAATTACAGTCAATGGCAAATTTATAACTAAACAGAGCATATCTGGCATAGCCACGAGTCCAATAGAGAAAGGTTTTGTAATTAATTTAGCGGATTTTCAGGGTGATAGAACCATAGTAATTCAAAGAACTACGCCAGATTCATCAGATCCTAAATTGCAAAACAAGTTGTATATAAATGCGTATACGTTACTGTTAGATCATACTATAAACTATGCTAATAGGGCAGGCTGCGCGATAATGCTTGAAGCCGCGCAATTTGGTACACAGTTGCCCGACAGATCATATGACCTAAAGGGCATCAATACCATAAACATACCCGAAAACTATGACCCTATAAACAGAACCTACACTGGCCACTGGAATGGGATATTTAAAAAAGCTTATACTAATAATCCAGTTTGGTGCTTATATGATCTACTAACTAATACTAGGTACGGGGCAGGGGACTATATACCCTTAGACAAGCTTAATAAGTTTGAATTATACGATATGGCGGCTTATTGCGATGAATTGGTAGTAGGTTTAGATGGTAAGCTAGAACCTAGGTTTACTTTTAACTGTTTAATAACCCAAAGAGAGCAGGTTTTAAGCATAGTTAAGAAGATACAAGGTAATTTCTTAGCGGCTTTATTCTATGTAGGTGGTGTCATAAAAATAGCACAGGATAAACCAGAAGATCCATCTCAATTAGTTACAAATGCCAACGTTATAGATGGGGTATTCAACTATTCTACTACTGAGCTAGACAAACAAACTAATACAGTAGTGGTTAGCTATAACGATCCTTTGAATGATTACGCTCTTACAACTGAAACGGTGTATAATAATGTGTTATTAAATCAATCAGGCAGGCAAGTAAAAAAAGAGGTAAATGCTTTTGGGTGTACGAGTAGATCTCAAGCGCATAGGATGGGGAAATATGTACTACTAACTGATATAGATAACGCCGAAACGGTAACCTATACCGCAGGCTTAGATCACGCTAAAGTTATTATAGGTGATATTATAGAGATCCATGACAACTTTATGGGGAATACAATATCAGCAGGCCGTATAAAATCCATGGATGGCCTAAATATAGAGCTAGATAGGGAGGTCACACTATTATCAGGAAATGCGTATAGCATTAGGCTTTTAGATCAAAATGGTTCAGTAGAAGAACTTAAAATAGATCATTCATCGGTAGGCACAATTAGCAATATAACTTTACAGGACAACAAGGGTTTCAGCGCTACGGATTTTACTATATATGCGATAACACAAGATGGGAACGATAACTATCAGGGCGAGTTGTACAGGATAATGAGCATACGTGAAAACGGGTTAAATATGTACGATATAACCGCGAATAAATATGTTAGCAGTAAGTTTGATAATTTATATAGTGGCAACCCTGTTGATGTGATACCCGAGGAACCTCTACCTCTTTTAAGGTACCCTGAAAACTTAGTGCTTGCTCAACATACGCTGTTTAAAGATGGTAAAAATATACTTAATGATGTCAATTTTAGTTGGAACAAAGTAAATGGTGCTACACACTACGAGTACCAATATAGGATAGACAGTGGGCAGTTTACTCAGATAGAACGTACTAATGACAGGCAAGTTAAGATTATAGCAGGAGATGGGGTATACGATATAAGGGTAAGGGCGGTAGACCTATTAAACAGAAGCTCTAAGTTCTCAGAAACCACAAGTAATATACAATCAGGTGATATAACCCCTAGCGATGTTACAACATTCACTATACATAGGTCTGGGAGCACGCTTACATTCAGTTGGGATACCGTCCCTCTCCAAGAATACGGACTTATTGCATATTATGAGATAAGACAGGGCGAGCATTGGTATAATGCATTAACTGTGTTTAAAACCTTATCTAACTCGTATACGTACACGCTGAACACTGGAGGGACATTTTTAATAAAAGCGGTTACCATAGCAGGGACTTATAGTATCAATGCCGCGTCCTATAACGCCTTCCCTGGTGATACCAATATTTATATAAACGATAACTATTCTAATTTAGGGTTCCCTCACAGTACCGCCGCGCAGTTAGATAACTTTACTGTAGAGCAAGAGGTATTTGAGTTCTCTGATGGCCAAGATTTCAATTTTAGTAATGGTGAAGTATTTAGCTTTACAAGCGCAGGCAGCACTAGACTGTTATTGAGTAAATTTAACTATGGAGCCTGGAATACTTTAACAGAGACGTGGGATACTTATGTAGAACCATGGGAAGGTCATATAAACATAGGAGACACAGGATTCTATGAAACCGATATAAAAGATTTAGGCGGAGTAGAAACAGTATTTATACACGCAAAAGCCATACAAACATACACCCCAGTAGACTTATACGCCCCAGATTTTGAGGGTTTATACGTCCCAGATCTATCTGAAAGTTGGTATGCAACGGGCAAAGAAGGGGTGGCTGATATGCGTGTGGAGATGAGGTATTCAGAGGATGGTGTAAACTATTCAACTTTTGCTGAATTTATACCAGGGCAATATCAAGGTAGGTATTTCCAGTATAGGATATACCTGACATCTAAAGTTATGAATTACAGGATCTATATAGAAGGTTTTGAGGTCGAGTATGATATACCCGATGTAATTGAGCGTAGTAATATTACGACAGATAGTACAGGGAAAATTACATATGTGTATACCAAGAATTACCACACTACCGACTTGGTTGTATTGGGCAACCCTACTGACCCTAATAATAACGTGACTGTGAAAACTTTAAGTAAAGGATTAACCCAAGCGACTTTTGAGTCAATAAACCAAACTACAGGAGCACCCGCCCCAAATGTTAATATCAACGTAATGATAAAAGGTTATTAAAATTAAGGAGAGAGAAATATATGTCAAATAACTACCAGGCAAACTCTATGAACCTAACTGGGTCTAGCACTGGGGGTGACCAACTACCTGAGCTGTTAAGCAAGATAAAGAACTCTTTTGATGCTTTGGCAACGGGTAATAGTGGTACATCATCCCCCCCATATGTGCAGCCATATGTGACGTGGATAAACTCTAACACTAATCTACAGTACTATATATCTCCTACTGATTATGGCAGCGTGTTATTGAATAATTTTAGTCCTGATAACGTAATAGAAGCTTCATCTAATATAGTGCTATCGGAAAACTCACATAAGCAAACTTTTTTAGTAGACTGTAGCGGCGGAGCTTTAACGGTAACCCTATCTACGTTAAATGCGTCCACTGATTCTGGGTACGAAGTAAATATAAAAAAAATAGATAACTCTGGCAATACTTTGACTATATTACATAGTGATATAGATGGGGAGTCGCAGTTAGTTCTACGTGAGAAAAATGATTCAGTTGAAGTAGTATACCATGGGAGCAAATACTATGTTAGAAGCAGCAACATAAAGCCTTTGCACGTACCTTCTGTGGTCACAGACACTTACACACTAGTCCCAGAAGATCATTTTAAGGTCATATTAATAAATAATACCGCTCCTATATCGGTCAACCTACCAGATGCGGCAACCTTAGCTAACGGTTATTCAGTTACTCTTAAGAAGATATCTGGGGCTAGTCTTGATGTTACTGTAACCACTAATGGGGCGGATACTATAGAGGGTGCTAATTCAATCGTACTAGACAGTCAATATGCGTATTTCACTTTGATATCAGATCAAAGTGGAGTATGGTATAAAGTAAGCGGAGGGTAACACATGTCACAGAACTATATACAGCCAACTACAGATCCCAATTCAAGCCCTAGTGCGAATGAACCTAATATACGCAATAATGATGATGCCTTATTAACTAGTTTCAGCGGCAATACCGCACCTGCGTTGACAGTACCAGGACAGCAATGGTTAGATACAGCGAACCAAATACTATACATAAGAAACAAGGATAATAACTCTTGGGTGCAGGTAGCGCAGGCGTTTGATTATCAGAATGCACTAAGTTCAGGGTCGCATAACATAGGGACAGATTACAACGGTAGGGTAGTATGGCTACTTAACTATGTGGGGCAACCTAGTGTTGACCTTCATTTTTTAGACTCAAACCTTTATCCCCTTAATTTCTCACTTACCGTTATAAGCTACTCTGATGGAGATCTAAACTTTTACCCTGCTGCTGGACAACAAATTTACCGCAATGGAGATTATGTTAACTCATATACCGCCTCTGGGCAGAGTAATGTCGTGTACACCGTATCTAAATTAACCTCAGGCGAGCTAGGAGTCATGGGCGTTGAGAAAGGCGTTAACTCCGACTTAGCTACCCTAACGCAAGCAGGAGAGAAGAAGATACTGGACTTCGTACACCCCATAGGGTCGGTGTTCACAGCTAATAGTAATATAGCTCCTCCTTTGCAAGGAGTCCTAGGTGTACACTGGACACTTTTACCAGAAGGCAGGGCGGTCATGACGGCTAGCTCAACTAATGTAGGCACCACATCAGGTTCAAACAGGCTAGACACGGGCAATACGGGGGCACATGCGATCACAGTATCCCAGCTCCCGTCCCATAATATAAGTTTTAGTGGGAGTATATCGGGCAGTTCCACCGTGCCTAGAGAGTATAACTCAACTCCTGGGTATGATTTTTATGGGGCTAAGTCTCTCTTTGCGACTTATGCTGTACCTCCTCCGAATATAACCTATCCTATCACAGGAACCTGTAGCGGTACAGCGGCACTAGGAGGCTCTAACCAAGGGCATAATCATGGCTTGGCTGTGGTAAACCAGAAACTAATGCACTGGTACAGGGTGTCATGATGCCACGTATTTTAATTATAATTAGCACAATATTATGGAGCAACATCCTTATGGCGGAACCTATACTACCTACCACGTATACTTTTGAGGCTTTTGAGGGGCAAGAGCAGAACCCTACAACAGGTAGGTCAACTAGCGTGGTGTTCACACCTAACCCATATATAGAGGGTAATGCGCCCTACGGCAAGGCAGTATGCACAAGGGCGTACAGTTCGCCAGAAAGCAAGGTGTCTTACCATTTCAAAGGAACAATAAATGCTAAGGATAGTTTTTTCTTAGCACAGATATTTAGTGATGCGTATACGCGCAAACGCATGGTATTTATAAGTTCATACTCGCAGGACTATAGGTTGAATTTGATATCAGGGAATCAAGAAGCTTGGTTAAGGTTTCAGTTTAACATAAATGAGGTGCGTTATTTTAACACAAAAATAATATCCCCAGAGATTTACACGCCGAGTATGATGGATCAAACAACACCTTATGTAGATGGGGGGTTAAAATGTGTTTTAGACTATTCGGGGGATACAGATGGCTAGGTTTTTATCGGCATATACGCCTTATGAACACGTATACAACTTATTAAGGATTATAGGGGACATATTAATGTTATCACTACTAAGGACGCTTTTTTTCAACACTAAAAATATAAATGACACACGTAGGAAGTTACTATTGCTAATAACCCTAGTAGTAACAGTCTTAAACTGTTTAGGTATATATAGGAACAGTTTTACTTTATGGAAATACCAAGACTTTATGAGTTATTTTTGGTTAGGCAGTGATATCTTGCAGCTTATATTCTGTAGCTTCATATACTGCTTTGTATACATGAAGGATAAAGTACCTAATGCTATGTCTGTGCTACTACTTTTTGCGGGCGGCTTTTTTTTGTTGCTAAATATATATAACTTTCTGGTAAACTTTAAGTGGCTACCTTACGAGGGGTTTGTAGTATTTACTTTCTGGTTCATAAACAATGGCGCTATGGTTACTTTCAGCGCTATGATAGTATACCTATTAGTAACAGGTAGGATAGGGTTACGTAAAGCATAGAGACCTGAATTAGGTGTAACTCGTGGTTATAATGTATAATTAATTAATACTAGGAAATATATGGTTGTATAGCTATGGGGTTCTGCAGGAACTACTGCAATAACTTGAAACGTATTGTAAGATCAAGGATTATTTTCGTACTCATGGGGGTAGCTATAGCTATAGTGGGTTTCCTCCAAGGCATTAATCAAGGGAGAATACACTCGGAGATAAAATGCACTAAGATAGATGCGACAAAGGTAGCCTTGATAGAATACAAACTCACTAAGACGAATAAGGATTTATATGGTAGATATATACTTGCTAAACGCAGTATTGAAAAAGAGGAAGATGCTTACCCTCCTTATTATGCAGATAGCCACGTTTAGCTTATCAGGGTGCAGTCTACTGCAAAATAAAGGCATAATAAAGCCTACGATAAATGTACCTAGTAGTATTCTAGCTCCTACAACTTTTAAAGGGCAAACGATACATGATTCACCTATAAAGGTATTCTATGAAACTCTGAGTAATACAAACATCTCCAAGCGTGATAAAGAGAAACTACTAACGGTAGTATATATGCTAAAGAGGAACTATTTTGTTGCATCTAAGGCATTACAGCGGTGTAACCTAAAAGTAAGGTACTTCGGTGAGTATATCAAGGCGTATAATACAGCAGTGAGTATGTCTATTTAGATCTGAACTTAGTTTTGGTCTTGGATAGCACGCTTTTAAATTTCTGTACATGTTTAGGTTGCGGTAGGTACCACCCGCATAGAAATACGGCTATGCCACATAATAAAAACCCAAAAAAGAAAGACCCTATAGTTCTCCAAAAACTATCTTGGTTCACCGTAAGTTTATCCGCTTGGTAGTTGTTTTGGTTATTACCCGCTACTTTACTGTCATTTATGTGCTTGGAGTCAACACTACCGCCCTGGGCTTTATAGTTGTTATCCCCTTTTTGGTTACTAAGCTTTGTATCAACAGTGATGCTGCGTTGTGAGCCTGAGTTATTAGTCGTACCACCTACTACGTTAGATAAAGCCGACCATACCGCACCTAAAGATGTACAGCCCGATAGACTAGTGCATATTAGTAAGAGTACTATGAACCTATTTATAAGTTTTACCATCTATATGTCTCTCCATTAACTTATTGTACTTGACCCATAAAAGATCTATGTTTTTCTGTTGTTCACTGGCACTAGGACTATTACTCAGATATTCTGAGTAATAAGTAAAAGTAGCTAGTAATATTGACGCCACAATACTAACCACGGTGAGTATTTTATTTGTATGCTTGGTTTTCACTTCTTGAGTTAAAACTTTATTATCTAAAGAATTTATCTTAGATTTAAGTTGTTGTAGAGATACCTTTAAGTCATCAAAATCGGAAGATAAAGAATCTATTTTAAAATCGGATTTGTAAAGATCTCGTTCTATAGATCCTAGGTGTTTTTGTAGGTTAGTCACCATATCGTATATTAGCTTGGTATCATCTGATGGCTGCTTCATTATTTACCCGCGTAATTCTTTTAGCTTTTTGTTTAACTCTGCTTGCTCAATTTCTTCCGCTATCTTTTTACGAGCTTTTTCTTCAACGGTGAGCTCCCGCTCACCTAGAATCAATAATAAGAATAGCAGTAAAGGTACAATCCCGCACAATATGCACCATAAAACCTCAGTGCGCCTATATTTATTAGCTAAAAATGCCCCCAATACAGCGCATAATATTAAAAATAAAGTCATTAAGATACCCCCAAAAATTATACAGCTACATACTTATTATATATACTTTTAAGATATACTCCTAATTTCCAGATTCTTTGGTTTTTTGATACTGGTAGATAGCATCTAAAAAAGCACGTTGCCCTTGTTCTTTTGCTTGTAATTTGTTAAACACAGCTACATCTATAGTATCCTCCATCAAGAGTATATGGTTACGCACCTCATTACGCTGTCCTTGACGGTGGAGTCTACCTATTAACTGAGTATATTGCTCCCAACTATACGTTAAACTATACCATAGGATATTATGCCCTCCTTTTTGAAGGTTCAACCCATGACTGACACTCGCGGGATTACATAACATAATAGGTAGTTCTTTACTATTCCATAGCTTTTCGTATTCTTTCATCTTAGCAGAAGGAGTCCCGCTACCTAAATGCGGAACATCCTCACCCAGTGCGGATTTTAACATTTCATACTCATACCTAAAAGTATAGGCTATCAAAAGCGGTTCACCATTCATACCTTCTACAAAATCCTTCAATACATCTAACTTTAAAGTATGGATCTTCTCAACTTCTCTAGGCAAATCATCTACTAGGTCGTGGTATAGAAACCCTTGTACAAACTGTCTACATTTACCTGTTAAACTCGCTGCATTAAACGCTTCTATACCTTCATCTTTTGAGCTATCCAATTCGTAAAACATATCTTTTTCTAAGCTCTCATATTTCTTTTTAAGCTTCTTAGTTAGTTTTACGTTTATTTTATTTAAAGATAGTTCTGGGATACTAGGGAGTTCAGCTTCATCTATTCTATAGGTTATATCCGCGACAAGTTTAGGTATTAATTCTTTACATTCAGGACGTATTTTATATTCTTTAAAGTTATAACCCACTTCATAAAAGAACCTAGCCTTAAAAGCAGATATAGTCTTGCCAAGCCTTTCCCCTTTATCTAGGAGATAATACTGCGACCATAAGTCGAGGTAGTTATTCGGGGATGGGGTGGCTGAAAGCAGAACTACACGTTTAACTAATTTACACAAACCTTTACATATTTTAAATCTAGTTGTAGACCAAGATTTTAGTTTACTAGATTCATCGAATATTATAGCATTAAATTTTAGTAGCTTATGTTTGATAATACACTTCTCTAGCCAAGCTAACCCTTCATAGTTTATTAAGAATATATCTGGCCTGCTTTCTAAATACACCTTCTCTTTATTGGTTCCGTGTAAAGTAGCTATGGTGGTGTCCTTAAATTGTTCCCACTTAGCGCACTCTTGCGCCCACGTTAACTCGACAACCGACAAAGGAGCTACTATTAGAACCGTTGAGCCTTTGAATTTATTTTTAAGGTAATTTATATGGCTTAACGTACATGAGGTCTTACCCGCCCCCATAGGTAGCCACATCGCAGACTTTTTGACGTTCTCTAAAAAATCAATAGCCCCCTGTTGGTAGCTATGAGGTGTAAAAGTCTTTATTTCGCTAGCCATACTCCCTCCTTGTAAGGCATCAGTACATCATCTACACTCGTATATGAGTCCACAACATGAACTGTTTGTCCTAGGTCTCTCCTCTTATTATGGTCACGTAGTTGCGCATCTGTTGGTTTTTCACCTGTAGCTTTACATTCGATGAAAAATACGGGTAAGTTAGGTAAGGTAATAACCCTGTCTGGGACTGAACGTCTAGCGGGAGATGTAAACTTTTCAGCGACACCTCCTAGCTTCTTGACCTCTTTAACTAGGTATGCCTCGACTTTAGACTCAGGTAGACCCTCTTTTCTAGCTTTCAGCATAACTAATCCTCTTTAATATTACAGTTTTGCTTTATGTAATCGGGCAATGATACCATTTGAAACTTACATGCATCTATATACATTTTATCGTATTTACGATCTATTTTACGCAATAGTAGGCTAAATATATCTTTACAGGTTGCCATGCGAGCTTTGCCTTGCATTTCAGCATAAAGAAACTCAGTTATTTGATTTAGGCTTAAACTTGGTAAATCATCGAAAAAGTTATCATTATCTAATTCTTTTTGTAGGGACAGCAATTTCTCGTGGTAGGTACATAGCTGTTTAAAAAGTTCTTGTTCTTTTAAAGGCAATGGGCTAGCATTTGTAGATATGTCTATATCAGTGCCCCTAAAATTATCTGGTAGAGGTATGTTAAGTGATTTGCAACTACCTATATAAGCTATTATGTATCTTCTACGGATAGCTTTACGTATTTTTTGGTATGTACGTCTGCAAGTATCCATGCGAGCTTTGCCCATCATTTCTACGTAAAGAATTTCTTTTAACCCGTGTACTCCTACCCCTTTTAATACTTCTTTTAAGGGCAAGTTATCTAACGCTCCCTGCAATTCCACCGCAGTAGTATCGTTCATGGTTATACCCTCAAATAAAGGTAAATCTATCAATTCTAGTTTTCTGTCTATCATAAGTCTCTCCTTTTTATATTATGTGTTCTTAATAACTTTATAAATTTTAAATATTTTAGTAGTAATTGTATTCACCTTCTAGGTTGTTGCCCCTTACGCAGTATCTGCAGTCGGTGCAGTTGTAGCAGTTGTTGCAGTTGTTACAGTCTTTGCAGTCTTGGCAGTCGTCGCAGGAGCTGCAATTGTCGCAGGAGCTGCATTTATAGCATTTGTTGCAGTCGTCGCAGGAGCTGCATTTATAGCATTTGTTGCAGTTGTTGCAGTTGTCACAGTCTTTGCAGTCTTGGCAGTCGTCGCAGTCGGTGCAGTTGTAGCAGTTGTTGCAGTTATTGCAGAAGTAGCAGTCGTTGCAGTGTTTGCAGAAGTAGCAGAGTTTGCAGTCATAGCATTTGTAGCAGCCATCGCAGTTGTAGCAGAGTTTGCAGTTATTGCATTTGTTGCAGTTGTTGCAGTTGTCACAGTCTTTGCAGTCTTGGCAGTCGTCGCAGTTGTTGCATTTGTAGCAGTAGTTGCAGTTATTGCAGAAGTAGCAGTCGTTGCAGTCGGTGCAGTGATAACAGTAGTTGCAATTGTCGCATTTGTGGCAGTAGTTGCAATTGTCGCATTTGAAACAATCCCAACAGCCTGTGTTTGTTTCGTTCATCTGTTCCCAATTGCTATGCTTGGCTGCAAATTCTTCACTAACTCCGTTTACTGTTTTATCTGGTCTGTTCTTAAACTCTTCATAACTTTTAAATATTTTAGTTGCCATTGGTTTAATCCTCAATATTGTTTAACTATATTTAGCATAACATGTTTTCAAAATAAGTAAACTACTTTTTGTACCTTCTGCCAAAATACCCCTCGGCTTTTAGAGGTAAAGTCTCTGCCCATGGCGGGTTTTTAGTCATAATAGCTATTTGCTCGTCTAAAGTCTGAGGACTCTGTGTTTCGCATATTATTTCATCGTGTACATGCGCCACTGTTTCATATCCCGCAGCATGGAGGTTATTTAAAGCATTAACCAACAAGTCCCTACTAGTAGCTTGGCAAATATTCTCACAAAGTTTGCCCCCGTAGGTGCTGCTGTCTACCCATTTACGCATTATTTCAGCTTTAAAATATATCTTGTCCCATCCATCATTAACTATCCTAGCCTTTGGGTAGCATAAATTCCTACCGCTGGGGAGCTTACAATATAGGTTCTGACCTATTACCTTGTATATGACTCTACCGTTGGGAGTGCCCCCTACCACGAAAGCCTTACCTCTGTACCTTAGAGCGTCTTTAGCGGCTTTATCTAAAGCACGCCATAATATCGCGTTCTTGTAATACGTTTCGCGGTATTTATGTACATAAAATTCTGCTTCTTCAAGAGTTATACCTAATTTATATATACCGTTTGCAGTTTCATGAAAGGTCTTATGCCCCATTTGATACCCACACCCTAATATAATAACTTTCCCTACGTGACGTTGTGAAGTGGTTACATCTTCATAAGGTACATTAAATAGAGAAGATGCCATAACTTTATACTGATCTGTATTATCCCTAAAACCCTGCAACGTGGCTTCATCGTTGGCATACCAGGCTAATACCCTGTTTTCTATACTAGCATAATCCGCTACCGATAGACGTTTGCCTTTGGGAGCTATAATTGCTTGTCTTAGACCATTACTAAGAGTCTTTAATGTATCTACCTTAAAGTAATTAAAATACTCGCTTTTAACAGCTTTTATTGCGTCTATTGTACCCTCTATTAGCTGTGTGCCTTTTGGGAAGTTCTGGATTTGTATCAATCTGCCTGCAAAACGCCCAGTTCTAGTAGCTCCCATGAATTGGATAGTGCCCCTTACCCTGCCATCGATACAAGCTGCCTCTAGCATCTTTTTATACTTGGCTACACTAGCAAGACCTAGCTCTTGGCGTATTCTTAAAGCTCTCTCAGTCTTAGGTGTTAGATCTTTACACGCACTAGCAAGACCTAGCTCTCGGCGTATTCTTAAAGCTCTCTCAGTCTTAGGTGTTAGATCTTTACACGCATTAACATTATTTAGCTTATTATGGACGGTTTCTTTTTTTAAATCAGGGATATACGTCCCTTGGGAAGATAGCCATATTAAGAATTTAGCCGTCTGTTTAACTGAGGTAACTTCCCCATTCGTAAGCTCGCTAAACTCTTTTAGTAAAGACTCCTCATGTTTTGCCATAAGCTTTATAGCGCCTTGTGCCATTTCAACATCGATATTTAAGCCTTTTGAGTTTATAAGGCTGTCTAACTCCCAAGCTTTTTGTTCTGCTTCTGGTAAGTTTTGTCTCGGTAGAGCCTTAACAATGGCTTGCTGCGCTCTAACATCCTGGTCACAATAGTCCACGAACTCATTAAATTTGATAGGGTCATCCGTAGGTAATATCCTTATACGCGGGTCATTTTTTGTGGGTTTTCTAGGTTTACTGAATCTATTTATTAAAAGAGTACCTTTAACGTCTTTCAAATGTTCGATAGGAAGCCCTAAAGACTTTCCACAGCGTTTTAAAGCTGCTCCACAACGTTCTAATGATAGTGGGTAGCTAAAGTAAGCTGCGATAGCCATATCATCTATCCATTGGTGTATCGCTACTGGAGGCCAGTTCAACCTCTTTACGGCCACTAACTCCCATATAGCCCTTTCAAAATTAGCGTTCCATGCCCTTAATTTACATCCATTGTTTATCAATTTAACTAGTTCAATAGGTAGGGGCATGCTTATATCTGGCCTTATATGCCTTAACTCCCCGTTTACCGATCTAACTATTTCAACAGAGGAGGTCATGTTTGTATCTTGCCTTATATGCCTTACCTCGCCATTGTTGACGCTGTAACTCATGCAAAGTATCTCAGTGCTTGGGTGTTCTGCGTACTTCCAAACACCCACTTTTGTTAAATCTGTCTCGCTGTAAGTCTCGAAATCTATACTAATCTCTACCATATTTTTTGCTCCCTATACTAAAAAGGTGCTTGACGCACCTAGTATGGTTAATTATTTATATACTTATTTATTATTCTTAGGGTTTATACACCAAAATCCTCCTCAGTGATCTCAGAAGTTACTCCTTCAAACTCATTCGCGGATACAGCACCTTCACCTAACGGGTCGTCGTGCCTTAGAAACATTAACGCCCTTACTGAACTGCTTATGAAAGCCTTGCCGCCCAATTTTGCTGCAGCTGCATCAGCTTTAGTTTTGCCGTATAGGTCTAGGCTTACAGCTACCCTAGCTCCTGCGTATAGGTACCTAGGTGCCTCTTCCGCATCCAAAATTTTTAGCTCAGATGGGGACGGTTTTATGTAGCACTTTATAGGATTTTTATGCGATGATCTTACAAAGTACTGGTTAAAAGTGTTCTCATACTCTGGGTCATCGCCTTTACGCTCTACATAATCACTTAACGCACTACCTTGAGGTATTTTATCCCCGAAAACCTCTTTTAAGAGTATTTGTTTTTGTTGGCGTAGTTTATCTAATTGACCCTCGTCCAACACAACTTGTACCCAATATTTCTCTATTCCAGATTGTTCCTGCGCCTTAGGCTTGAATATGTTACTAACTAGTCTGCCTGTTACGGTTACTTTACCCATGATTCTATTCTCCTGTTTCTTAGTTTCTTAGTTTCTTAGTTTCTTAGTTTCTTAGTTTCTTAGTTTCTTAGTTTCAAAGTATTCCTTGATTCTAAGGGTTATATCCCAAAACATTTTGGGAATCTTTTTTTTAGCTAATGGATTTAATCTTGTAATACCATTTTGCTGTTTAACTATAACTAGTATACCACAATTTCAACATAAGTAAATACTTAATTTGAAATATTTTTAATAAAAATTTAACCTCCTAAATCAGTTGCAAATCTGTAGATTCTAATTTCATACGTAGTATATTATTTTTTGTATTAGCCATACAGTTCTTATATCGCTTATTATGGCGCTTTTTAGCACTTTGACTCAACCGTAAAGCTTGTCTACTTGGAGGAATCCACATACCTTTATCTTTAAGTACCTCTGATATATGTGCCTTTTTAATTTTTATACGGTAATATACCCCACCATAAGATATATTGATTCCCAGAGTCCTTGTTAAGTAGTCATATATCTCTTGGATAGATTTGAATTTACACCCTTCTACTACGTAACTCATGTCTTTATTCCTCCTTTTGTTGTTTAACTGCGTTTATTCTATTTATACCAACTAGGCAAAGTTTCTAGGCTAGTTGCATTTTTAAACATACTATCCATATTTTCAACTTCTCGAGTATCCCACTTGTTAATATCTTGATTGAAGGCAGTTGCACCACGAAACATACCACGCATATAAGTGACGTTACTAACATCCCAGTCACCAATAGGTTGGTTGAAGCTAGTTGCCTCATTAAACATACCGCGCATATTAGTTACATTTTTAATATCCCAGTCACCAATAGGTTGGTTGAAGTTAGTTGCCCTGTAAAACATACACTCCATATCTTCAACGTTTTGAGTATCCCACTTGTTAATATCTTGATTGAAGGCAGTTGCACGACGAAACACACCATACATATTAGTGACATGTTTAGTATCCCAGTTACCAATAGGTTGATTGAAGCTAGTTGCACCCAAGAACATACGCTCCATATTAGTGACGTTGCTAGTATCCCAGTCACCAATAGGTTGGTTGAAGCTAGTTGCCCTGTTAAACATACTCTCCATATAAGTGACGTTGCTAGTATCCCAGTCACCAATAGGCTGATTGAAGCTAGATGCACCACGAAACATACCCCGCATATCATTGACATTGCTAACGTCCCAGTCACCAATAGGTTGGTTGAAGCTAGATGCACCACGAAACATACCCCGCATATCATTGACATTGCTAACGTCCCAGTCACCAATAGGTTGGTTGAAGCTAGTTGCGCCACTAAACATACCCCACATATTAGTGACATGTTTAGTATCCCATTCGCTAATGTCACCATTAAAATCTGAATTATGAAACAAAAAACTCATATCAGTAATTTGACTGGTATCGATGTGATTAAAATCGCAATCGTAACCCTTTTCAAGTACTTCTTTCTTTATTATTTCTTGTAAATGCTGTCTATTTTTAGCTACTATTTTATTACTCATTGATTTAATCCTTATTTCTTGTAAATGCTGTCTATTTTTAGCTACTATTTTATTACTCATTGATTTAATCCTTATTTATTGTTTAACTGTAATTAGAATAACACATTTTCAAATTAAGTAAACAGTTATCTAAATTTTTTTTGAGTTTTTTTTAAATATCCTTAAAATCATCTTCTATAGGGGTCATGTCTACTTTTTCACCTTTATCGCTCTCATGTGCAGCTTTTAAGCGACCTGAACGCTTATGCACTAACTTCCCACATTCACTGTTAAACTTCTTCCTACCTAATAATGTTTCTATAGAAGTTAGAGACTTAATGCTAGTTGTGTATAATTGGTCATGGGGTATAAGGGTCTTAAGATGACTTTCGACTTTTTGTGGGTCTATCCACGCACGACTGCCCCTTCCTCTTATAAGCTTAACCCCTTTTATCTGCCCCCCTTCTTTTAAGTTAGCTTCTGCCTGTTCAACTACAGCTTTTAAAAACCCCTCTATCAACCCTTTATGCTTTATTATATTGGCTATATCATCTTCCCCCAAAGTGCTAGGGTTAAGCTCCTTAAAGTCATCAGTTAGTAAAACTTGCTCCGTAAAACCTAATAAAGCCCTACATTTACTTTTAAATTTACAGTATTTACAAGCTACTTCACTAGGTTGATAACTAGGGTTTAATTCTACTTCTAGGGCTTTTTGTTTAGCATACTCTCCAAACTCTAGTAGCTGTTCTAAACTCAGAACCTCGGACTCTATATGGCTCTTAGTAGGTTGGCATATATGCAACTCAAATCTTACAGGCTCAGTAGGTAACTCTTTGGCTAGAGTCTGTAATGCCCCAAGAGCGTACAATCTTAATTGGCTGTTATTTTCTGCTGATACTATATTTCTACCTGTTTTTAAATCAATGACATGGAGAGTCCTAGTTTCTAGGTCATAGCTTATAAAGTCCGCATAGCCATACCCATCCGCCACCCATTGAGTGTAGAACACCTTCCTTTCTACAAAATTAAATTGGTAAGTGTACTCCTCCACATAATCTAAATATGTGCCAACACATCTTCGCATATCGATATCATTGCATGAACTTAAGTCATCTGTTCCTAACAGGCAGCCTTGTGCTAAGTCATGAGCTATTGTACCCATACGTGCTGCATCGGATACCTGGGGTTCATTTAAAGAACTCTCAGCAGCTACGCTAGCAGTGCATTGTAACCATCTATGAGACGATGATGCCCCTAATTTTGAATGTTGTACCACAGTACCCTCCCTTGTATATGTTTGCAGTATGTGCATTTGTGGCAGTGTTTGCATTTGGAGCAGTGTTTGCAGTGTTTGCTGTCTTTGCAGTCTTTGCAGTTGTTGCAGTGTTTGCAGTGTTTGCAGTCTTTGCAGTCATTGCAGTGGTCGCAGGCTTTGCAGAGGTAGCAGTTGAAGCAGTAGTTGCAATTGTCGCAATCACTGCAATTCCAACATCCTTTGTTTGTTTCGTTCATCTGTTCCCAATTATCAAACTTGGCTGCAAAGGCTTCACTAACTCCGTTTACGGTTTTATCTGGTCTGTTCTTAAAGCCTTTATAAGACTTAAATATTTGTGTTGTCATTGTTTATACCTTATTTTAATAAGTCTAAAAGATCACTTAAAAGTTTTATCCTATTTAACCTAGAGCCATACGTGAAGTGCGATTTTATGAGTTCGGATATATCGGATTTTAGGGTTTCATAATTTTTGCAATCTTTGCAATCGTTTTGGGTATCTTGGTGTTTAATGTACATGGTAAACCTCTTTGAGTACCCCGCAAGCTTTTGGATAGTCAGTTAAACAACAAAAGGACTCACCTATCTTTCAAGGTATTTGAGTTTTGCGGGATACATGGTTATTATCGCTTAACTGTTTACGTAAGTAAAGTTTTTATTGATTTTTATCAATATTTATGACGCGTTCATCAATTTCGCACATTTATCTATCTTACGTTTAACTTTCTTTTGCTCTTGGGGCTTTTTGTAGAAATCACTTTCTAAATTCTCAATTTTTTTATGCAGTGAGTATACTAGTGCCCATAGGTATATAGCCACTAAGCCCATTAGTATCAGTATTGTTCCTAAGATTGTACTCATATTAGTCTCTCCTTTTTATGTGTTTATTTCTTTTTTGGGCTGTCTATATCCGCCTTAGTTACGTAATCGATACATAAACCTGTTTTACTATCAAATCCAACAGCTTTTGTGCAATTTTCACAGTCTTTACTATCTATACAATATTCACAGTTACTACATTTTGTGCATTTTATACAGAAGTTGCAGGAGTAACATTCTTGACAGGATTGACATTTGTTTGATATCTCACACATGTAACAGTCCACGCAACCTACGATTCCGTCACATCTGCTACAGTGGTGTGAGTCTTTACCCTTGTTACAAAAACTACAAAAGCTACAATTACTGCTCAACTCACAGGAGTTACAGTATTCACATCCTCTACAATTGTTACAGTAGTAGCATATGTAACAATCCCAACAACCTGTATTTGTTTCGTTCATCTGTTCCCAATTGCTATGCTTGGCTGCAAATTCTTCACTAACTCCGTTTACTGTTTTATCTGATCTACTCTTAAAGTCTATATAACTTTTAAATATTTCAGTAGCCATATTAGTCTATCCTTTTTAAGTGTTTATTTCTTTTTATCTTGTCTTATCTTGTAGGCAGTCAATGCAGCACCAAATAGGATTAACAGCACTGGTATAATCCATACAAAACTTAGTGATGTAATTGCTAAGTTAACTACCTCTAATACGGCAACCAATAATGAAAACCCTACAAAGACAAAACCCACAAGAGTTAAAGCTGTCAATAGACAGGGTATGCTCTCTCGATCAGCAGTGAACACCAATTTAATCTCTTGGCATGCTACCTTAAAGGCTTCCTTAAATATATTCATAACATAGACTCCTTGTGTGTTTTATTATTTACTTTTTAAAATATGATTTTACTATAGCTAACCATAGTTGGTCTTTTACCTGCTGTTCAAAAGGTAGTGAGTTATAATCAACTAAACATGGATGCTGCTTGTTATCGGGGTCTTTAACTTTGCCATATGACCATCCGTCCGCTATTTTTTGCTTACACCAAGCACGATGTATATCTTCTGGGGAGCAGTCTTTATTTTTTAAAAAATAATTTATGCCATTAATTGAACTTTCTTTTTGCCAATCTTCGGCTAACCCCCAATGCTTCTGTGACTTATCGCCTATGGCCTCGCAATACGCCTTGTTTACCTCGTGGCAAACTCTAGCTATTTTAATTACTTCATCATTAGTAATAGCAAACTGCGGGCTAATGCTAGTATCAAATGTGCAATCGTCACCAGTTTCAAAAGTGCAATAGTCACCAGTTTTAAAAATGCAATCGTCACCAGTTTCAAAAGTGCAATAGTCACCAGTTTTAAAAGTGCAACTATTAAGCGTTTTAAAAATACAACCAGAACTAGTTGTAAAAGTACAATTAGAACCAGTTTTAAAAATGCAATCGTCACCAGTTTCAAAAGTGCAATAGTCACCAGTTTTAAAACTACAATTAGAACTAGTTGTAAAAGTACAATTAGAACCAGTTTTAAAAGTGCAATAGTCACCAGTTTTAAAAATGCAATCGTCACCAGTTTCAAAAGTGCAACTTTTACCAGTTTTAAAAGTGCAACTATTAAGCGTTTTAAAAATACAACCAGAACTAGTTGTAAAAGTACAATTAGAACCAGTTTCAAAAGTGCAACTTTTACCAGTTTCAAAAGTGCAATAGTCACCAGTTTTAAAACTACAATTAGAACTAGTTGTAAAAATGCAATTATTACCCATTGTAACAATGCAATAATCTTCACCATTAAAATCAATAACTAAATTATTTTCACTACTACTAAATGTTCTAGTTTCTTCACACCAGTAAAACTTATCTAAGTCTAATGGCTTACCATGTTGCAACACTCTCTTTTGAACTTCTAATTTATTCATTTTCTCTCACTCCTCTATATTTTTTGGAAACACTTTTTCTAAATCTGATAATGTTATATGCCCGCCGTTAGTCACCTTTACATAAAGGCTCAATAATATCTTATTTATATTCTCTCTAAGGTAAGTATATTGTTGCCTTTGGATATTGTGGTCTTCTAAAAGCTTTAAATAGTTATCTGCATTAACTTGAACGTTGTTTGCTTCATTGCTCATGATATTATCCTCGTTTGCTGTCTAACTAAGTTCTATTATAAACTGTTTTCAAATTAAGTAAACAAGTATTTAAATTTTTTTTGTTTTTATGGTTTATTGTAGTTGAGACTCTAGTCTCTGCCTTACTTCAGATAGTGTTACCGGTTTAACAAGTTTCCCATCTAAAAATATGACATCAAGAGCACCGCCTTCTTCTCCTTCTTCTGTTTGTTGATCATGTAGGATATATGTATTTCCCTCTTTAACAACCTTTAGTAAACCTTTTGCCGACTTTTTGGTGCCTGAGTCTGTTTTAGGGTCTTTAAAGATATCTCTGCGTTGCCCGTTCACAACACCACTGGTCGCTTTCATTGCAAATCCAAAGTTATCTCGTGTCGCATATTGATATGTATATGACCCTATCCCAAAAACCACGTTTGACGATGCAAACCCTTTTTGCTCTAATTTATGTAGTATTGCTTGAGCTCTTTCAAGAGTTATAGAGTCCCCATAAATAAGTCCAATATGTTCATCAAGCATTTTATAACCCTGTGCGGTTACAGAGCCCCCAAATATTTCCCATAAACATTCTATGGCACCTTTATTTTCAGGTGTACCTTTAGGAGCATTTTCATCACCAGCAACTATTTTCACAGGGTCGCCACTATCAGGTCTTATAACAACTTTACCATCACGTTTTAGAATATCATCTTTTAATATAGAGACATATTCAGTCACAACTTTCCAAAAATCCCAAGTGTCAGATACAATTGATACAATTCCATTCGGATAAAGATCATTTATCAACCTTCTGAATGTATTGATCTCACCATCTTTCATACCCATACACATAACAGAGTGTTCTGTTGCAGGAACTGAGCAGCCAATCATTTCAGACTCTGCATTAGCACCATAATAGTCTTCTGCTAAATCTATAGAAGGAACTGTATCAGTTCCTACAAATGACGTTAAATGGGCAACCCCGCTCATAACAGCGTCTTGTAGGCCAGACATCCCTCTAAAAGAAAAATCATGGGCTTGATACATTACTGATTCAATTGAAGAACCTGTTTTTTTAGCGTAACTGGTCAATAGTTTTTTATATTCAAAAGCAGTTGTTGCTGAAGTTGTAGGTTTCCATAGGTAACTAGATATGATAGTTTCTATATAGTTAGTAAGCCAAAAAAACTCAGGGTGTGTATTTACCACGGTTATAACAGGGACACCTATTGGAACACGAGTCCCTTCGGGTAAAGCTTTTATTTTTAATGGTAGGTATCCTAGGTCATGTAAAGCTTCTATGTGGTCAACATCTATAGCGTCTTTGCCTAAAGATGTATCCATTCTACGCTTATATTTAGATACTACTTCAATCTTAGGCTTAGCGAAAAAATTAGCACCCCAAGACTCAATTAGAAAATGTTTAATGAAGTATTGTAACCCAAAAAAGACAATTTTATTATCATACGTACCTTTAATTACTTTACCAAGCTTGGAACTGCGAGCAGTAAAGTTCGAGTATACCTCTGTAGTGCCTACTGGATATTGTTTGCGGTGGTCTGTTTTATAAAAATCTATTCCTGTTAGTGGATTAATTTTCATCGTCTTATTTCCTTATTTATAGTTTATAATTCAAAATTATTTTAGTTAACCAATAGATGATGTGCTGTCGCTTAATACTGTTAACATAGTGTCTTCATCATCAATATATTTACCTATTAAATGATAACAGTAAATATGTTTGAAGTTTTCTGAAAAGTTATTTAACCCTTTTGAGAATATGCCATGTGTAACATACAAATATATATTGTTAGCACCTTTCTCTTTTAAAACTTTTGCTAATTCTGTAAATGTTCTGCCTCCATCACAAATATCATCAAGTATAATACAATCTTTATTGCTTACGTTACCATGTAGTGTTGATGACTTAATATGACCTGTTTTAACATCTCTAACTTTAGTAGCACAAACTACTTCAGTTGATATCTCATCAGCTACATCTTTTACTTTTTCCATCGCACCTTTATCAGGTGAAATTAATACGCAGTTTTGCTCTTGTATATGCTGAACCAACATGCTGTTGGATAAAATAATATCTTTCATACTGATGATGTTACTATTATTAATCATATCAATTGTAACTTGAGAATGAGGGTCATATATAGTAACAGATGAACATTTTAAACTGTTAATTAAATCAGCCATTACCCTAAGGCTAAAGGACTCTCCATAATTGCAAACCCTATCCTGCCTCGCATACGGAAAGTAAGGGATCGTTAACTCTATTTTAGTTTCATTATTTATATTACGAACTGCATCAACAGTCATTAATAACTGCATGATAGAGTTAGAATCATGCAGCTTAGCCATAATATTTGTTACCCCATTAATCTCCACATGCTTGACTGTCACGTGACATTCACCCGCTGAAAAATTAAAACTCTTTACTTCTAACCCATTTACAAAAATTGTCATGTTACCCCCCGTTTGCTGTCTAACTAAGTTCTATTATAAACTGTTTTCAAATTAAGTAAACAAGTATTTAAATTTTTTTTGTTTTTATGGTTTATTATACCTCATAACTGCAAAAGCGGCTAAAATAAGGTAGACCGAAAACTGGCAAGATGCCCATATGTTATGGTAATAGTAACTAAAAACAAAAAGCTCAAAACTGTTAGTACCTATCCATATAGAAAAACCCCAAACAGCTAACTTTTTATAGTTTAATGATACTAAAAATGTAGCGAATATAGCAAAAGACGCTACAAAATACCCTATTATATTAACACTAAATGGTACCACCTTTTACCTCCTTTTATGTATAACTTGGTTTTCATTTCGATAAAATATTACAGACTTTTTGCTGTGTGGCATCATCTATTTTATGTATACTCATGCAGTTAAGTAATTGATCTGGGTAATCCCTTTGCACCCTAATGAAAAAATTAACCTCGTCATCCCTTAAATTTAATCTCCTAAGTTCTAGTTTTGTTAGTTCGATTGGGTCGTTCATATTCTTGTCTCCTTGTTTTAGTTTAATTAACAGTTTCAGTTGGTATATTCGTGCTTAAATAAAACACAAGTGTGCTAGTTAAAGTGTCATTAAGTTTAATTGTTACTCCAGTTTCTAGGGTCAACTCGCTTCCATGCTCTAATAACTCGATCGTTACCACTTTTGTTATATCTAAATAAAAATCTTTATCTAATTGTACAAACATAAATCTATGCCTTATAGTTTTCTAGCTTCTCAATGGTTGAAAGTCTACTCTTCATAGCTAAACACAGGTATCCATATTTAAATTTGTCATTACTTGGGGGATATCTAAACCACATGCTATCTCCTTAATTATAGTTAAAATTCATTTGCTTGTGATAAGCTTTCATATCTTATCATGTTATCTCTTAAATAGTCCTCTGGAGTTTTAGCACCTGAGTATAATTCTGAGACGCTAGAATCCCTAAAACGACTTTTATTAAACCAACATGATGTGACATCCTGTGCAGAGTCAAAAGCTTGTATATGGGCTGCAAAACGCTGTTTAAACTCCTCGGGCTTTGTATTCATGTGTGAAGGGCTTTTAAACCTTTCTATAACTTCTGCCAAGTGCGTAGGCAAAGTAAATTCTCTATTTAACCCATAATAACTACCAATTTTTACTTTTTGTCCTCCATAACCCATAAACTTTGTCACTTTACCATCAAACTGCTCGGCAATATCCGCTAAAAATTGAACATTTATTTTTTTATAACTTTCTACTTCCTTTATAGTTTTGTCTAATTTAGTTTCAATAGCTACTGCTGCTTGTTTTGGCATTGTTGGGTGTAGGTATGTAAGAACATTAAAAAACTGTCTAAAGTTATAAGGACTAACCTCATTATAGTTACTTTTCTCAGTATTTATAGTGATATTATATTGGGTGCATAAGTCTATAACACCATGTAGCGCTTTCTTATACATGCTACTAGCTGCCTCACTTCCTAGCATCATGAGTCTGTTTTCTAATGTTAATGATAATTTGCTTAATTTTACAGTTCTTTTTACTGCCATGTTGTTTGCTCCTTTTGTTGTTTAACTGTATTTTTGTGCTATAATATTAATTACATGACCACCTCAGTTTAAATACTCTTGGTGGTTTTTTAGTTTTAGTTGTCACCTCCTTTTGTTGTTTAACTATATTTTTTGTGTTATAATTGTTATTAACACGGCCACCTCAGTTTAAATACTCTTGGTGGCCATTTATTTTAAATCTTAAAAATACCTATAATATTTCTAATTAGACCCCCAGTCTGTTTGCCACGTATCTTTTTTCTGCAAAAACGTTCGTTGCAGTAGTAGCAGTCTTTACAGTGGTAGCAGTCTTTACAGTGGTAGCAGTCGTCACAGTAGTCGCAGTAGTCGCATTTGAAGCAGCCTATGCAATTCCAACAGCCAGTGTTTGTTTCATTCATCTGTTCCCAATTGCTATGCATGGCTGCAAATCCCGCACTAACTCCATTTATTGTTTTATCTGGTTTGTTCTTAAACTCTTCATAACTTTTAAATATTTGTGTTGTCATGGTTTACCTCTTGTGCATGTTCGGTTCTTAATAACTTTATAAATTTCAAATATTTTATTAGTATCTGCACTCACCTTCTAGGCTGTCACAGTCTTCTAGGTAGGCACAGTCTTCGCAATTTTTGCATTTGACGCAGTCTTCGCAGACATAGCATTTATAGCAGTCTTTACAGCCTTTACAGTATATGCAGTCTTTACAGTCTTTACAGCAATTGCATTTGTAGCAGTCATCGCAGTCTTTGCAGTATCCGCATTTTTGGCAGCCGTTGCATCTTTCGCACCCAAAGCAGTCATAGCAGCCGTCGCAGTCTTTGCAGTCTTTGCAATATTTGCATCCGTAGCAATTCCAACACCCTTTGTTTGTTTCGTTCATCTCTTGCCAATTGCTATGCTTGGCTGCAAACTCTTCACTAACTCCGTTTACTGTTCTATCTTTCCTATACTTGAACTCTTCATAACTTTTAAATATTTTAGTTGCCATTGTTTACCTCTTATTTATCTGTATGTGCCTGATCGCATATACAGTAAGCATTTATCGATATACATATAACAATAGTTACGTTGTACATTAAGACCCACACCATAAGAATAAAAATAGATTTAATAAAGATAAAGGGCAATAACACAAAACTACCGACCATAAATAAACACGACATTAATATTGTTTCTTGTAAAAACCTATTAAAATTTAAAATTGATCTGGTGGACAAGTCCGCTTTTCTAGCTACCTCACCTAATATATTACTCCTAAAGCCTATCAAGGCTATGACTACTATAAAATGTATTATTGGTGCGTTTTGTATCTCACTAAAATAATTAAATAGTAAATCACTATTAATAATATTAAACATGCCAATAAAACCGCATAGTAATGTGGGTACACATGCCGATGTTACTCTAACCCTTTTAGGTGTTAATGTCGCATTTTGCCAAAAACTTTTAACTATCATTTGAATTATTCCTTATCTGTGTTATACTTACCTTGAAACGCCCACCTCAGTTTAAATACTCTTGGTGGCCATTTATTTTAATTCATCAAATACAATGATAATTGCAAAAACATTAGTGAAGCTAAGATAATATTGAAGCCACACCAGTACCAAAAATAGAAGCTAAATAAAAGCAATTTTTAAGATCACCAAAACAATGTAATCCATGCTTACTAAAGTGAACAAAAAATACCCCTGCAAACATAAATGGGAAGAAAACTGTAAAATATACAAGACAAAGTCCTGTGATAGACATTAATAATTCTTCTACAATTTCATTTTTCATTATCATAACCCTCGATTATCATTTTACTTGCTCCTTACTTGTGTTATAATTGTTATTAACAGACCCGCCTCAGTTTAAATACTCTTGGCGGCTTTTTTATTTTAATTCATCAAAAATATTTACATGTATTAAATATACCAATGCTATTGCACCTCCACCAGTACCAAAAATACCTGCAAAAACAACAGTATTTTGAAGAGCATCACCGCAATGCAATCCACCTTTACTAAGAGATACGGCTAATATACCTATAAACATCACTAACAAGAAAACTGTAAAAAACGCCCCAAAAAATACAGCTACAAGTTTTAATAAGTCTTTTAATTTATCGTCTTTCATTCTTCTAACCCTCTCTTGTTCTTTTATTTGTTCGCTCATTTTTAACCTACCCCTACCAATTTTCTATATCACAATAATCAACTGTACCCATTGCTAAAGCATCATTAGCCGCGCCATCACTTATTTTAATAGCTTGCATATAATGCTTACGGTCTAAGTCACATAAATGGTTAGCGTAAGCTTGGCCAAGTGTTAAAGCTATTATTACTAATATTGCTATACGTTTCATGACTCTAAAGTTCCTTTTTTTAAATTACTATTTATGATACTATTTAATCTTTTTATAGCGCTTTTACAACTGTATTTACCTGATAGGAATATATCAGCGGGACAATATCCGCATTTCAGGTTTAATATGAGCCTAAAATGATAGTTATTTGTATTTTTTAGAGTAAACACAAGGTCAATATTGTCGGCTATATAATTACATATAACAGTGCGTAATAAGTTTAAGTTTTTAGTATACAAATCTTTTTTACTAATCGATTCACCATGGTATAGACCTTCGGCTATTCTTAAAGTATTCATCGTGTAGACTATACGCTCTTTCTGTTTTACTATTAAGTCTTTCATGACTCTAAAGCTCCCCTAAATTTACTAATATTTGCTCAATGTCATTGTCAAATAAATCATTGCATATTACTGTGCCTGCGTTTTTTCCGTATAGCTTTACGCATAATTCTAATACTTTATTGTCATCAATAGCCACCCATACAGAGGCAGGTTCGTCCATACCATCCTTATACCCTTGCACTGAATGTTCAATTTTATATTCCAAACCCTCAACAACTAAATCCTTAACTACCCCTTTTATAGCGTCTTCATATGTATGCTTGCTCATTGTTCTGATCTCCGTTTGTTGTTTAACTATGATTAGAATAACACATTTTCAAATTAAGTAAATAGGTATTTTTAACTTTTTTTCTGTTTATACCAACTCGGCGAAGCTTCTAGGATAGGTGCGCCCTCAAACATACCACGCATATCAGTAACACTTTTAACATCCCAGTCACCAATAGGTTGGTTGAAGCTAGTTGCGCCACTAAACATACCCCACATATTAGTGACATTTTTAACATCCCAACCACCGATAGGTTGGTTAAACGCAGTTGCATCACAAAACATACCACGCATATCAGTAACACTTTTAACATCCCAGTCGCCAATAGGTTGGTTAAACGCAGTTGCATCACAAAACATACCACGCATATCAGTAACACTTTTAACATCCCAGTCGCCAATAGGTTGGTTAAACGCAGTTGCATCACAAAACATACCCCACATATTAGTGACATTTTTAACATCCCAACCACCGATAGGTTGGTTAAACGCAGTTGCATCACAAAACATACCACGCATATTAGTAACACTTTTAACATCCCAGTCGCCAATAGGTTGGTTAAACGCAGTTGCCTCACAAAACATACCACGCATATCAGTAACACTTTTAACATCCCAGTCGCCAATAGGTTGGTTAAACGCAGTTGCCTCACAAAACATACCACGCATATCAGTAACACTTTTAACATCCCAGTCGCCAATAGGTTGGTTAAACGCAGTTGCATTACAAAACATACCTCCCATATCAGTAACACTTTTAACATCCCAGTCGCCAATAGGTTGGTTAAACGCAGTTGCATCACAAAACATACCACGCATATCAGTAACACTACTAGTATCCCATTCACTGATATCACCATTAAAATCTGAGCAATAAAATAAATAACTCATATCAGTAATTCGGCTAGTATCGATGTGATTTAGATCGCAGTTATTTCCTTTTGCAGATATCTCTTCTGTTATTAAATCTTTTAAATGCTGTTTATTATTAGCTACTATTTTAGTTGACATTGTTTTAATCCTTATTTGTTGTTTAACTATGATTAGAATAACACATTTTCAAATTAAGTAAATAGGTATTTTTAACTTTTTTTCTGTTTACCCATTAAGCAGCCCCCCACCGTTCTTCCTCTGTAAATCCCTTAAAAAATGATAAAGGTATTATGACGGACTCCTTGCGCTTATCCTTAAAAGAGTGGTGTAACTGCTTGCCCGCTTTACCTGAAAAATCTATCTTATTGGCTTCTACTATGAAACTGTTACGCAGCTCTTGGTTGAACATTTGACCTGATAGATTCTTGCTTGCATAATTATCTATATAATGGTCTTTAAAGTTCCTTTTAACTATATATAAGCATCTCCTCTTTATATCTACCACCGTCCCCGACTCCGTGAAGCCATTGTCTGCGTTGCCCTCAAAAGTATCAATCAATTCGTCTTTAGTAAGGTTGCTAAGTTCTGTTAAAAATTGATCTATAGACTTCTGCCCCATGTGGCTCACGTCTGTATATAAATCGGTTGCATACATTTTACGCAAGTTTGAAGTTATCTCCCTATCTAGTAAGAACCCAAGGAATAAGTCGGCACTGTTATATATGCAACTATATAACCTATCAAAATATTCTTTACTTTTCTTACGCTGCTCTAGGTTAAAGCTGCGTTCTGCCTTACTCCAGGTAGTAGTATCCATATTGCCAACTAAAGGGAAGTGGTTCTTAAGTTTCAACATTGTATAGCGTCTCTCCTCTACGCTTGCATCAACATCAACCACATGCTTATGGTTAGATGTGATTAAGTACCTTGTGCAGTCCTCCATCTCGTACCCGTCTACACCTTTACGCTCTATGTACCGCTGTTCCGAGGTTACTAAGCTGCGCATCTTAGCAGCGTCTTTTTTAGCTTGAAAGCTAACATCATCAAGTAACCCAAGTAAACAATTACTTAAGTTCGCGTTAAACCTACGTGTTAACATGTCATGCGGTAAGTTTTGCGCTGTCATGCCTAACATTGCTTTCAATAGTACAAATAAAGTAGATTTACCTAGCCCACGCTCAGCCGAATAAAGCACCAACGCAGTACCAGGTTTATTAGCGGGGTTCTGTACTATATCTGCTAACCAGTCAAGTACCCAAGTATTAGCCTTGTCGTCCTCACTACACACCACTTTATAAATATAGTCTAAAATGATGTCTAAATTATGCCTGCTTACCTCGTCATTATAATTAAAGTTAGGTGCTACCCCGTACCCATTAAATATATTAACTTTGTCACTCTCTGCAACAGGGTTAACCACTTTCTTAGCATACTTGTTATAAGGCTTAAAACAAAATCCGCTATATATCTTCAATGATCTGCTATGCTTAAATAAATATTTTATAGTGTCTATAGACTTTTTAGGGTTCTGGGGGTCTGCCAACTCTCCGCAATACCCTAAAAAGTTTTCTAAGGCTGTTCCGTAAGTTATGTTATAAAACTCTAAATAATGGTTTACTTTCTTTACTTCTCTGTTTAAATAATTATCCCACTCAAGTGTTCTGTTCTCTCTCTTTATAGGAAATACTAGTTCTATAACTTTTCCCTTAGCTATTACAAGCCCATATTTTAATATAAAGTCTATGGCTTCGTTAGGTGCGTTGATTCCCCGAATTTTTAATAACTCACTCCAGTTTAAAGGGTTTACTTCTTGCTCGTTATCGCTGGCCGCCTCAATAAATGACTCTAATTCCTCAAAGTCCTCTGCTAATTTATCCATAATAGCCTTGTCGTTCATCAAAGCAGCGTCTGCATGCACCGTGTTGCCGTTATGCTTAAAGTGTGTGTATAAGTCATAGGCAGTCCACTGTTTACACCCTTTGCTAACCAGATTGCTACGTAGGGGGTCAGTACTGTGATCACTTTGTAATAACTCTCCATCCTCGTAAAAGCGTATGCCATTCAATCCACTTCCCGCCCTATAAGTCCAACGCCCCTCGGGGTTTAATGGGTCATCTGGATTGTCGGGTGCGTATTCATCCCGTGGTGCGTACTTGTTCAATAACTCAGGGCATTTGTGTAATGCATTGTATGCACCACGAATCCCGCCCAACTCACTAGGACGCTTGCGCTCCATTATAGTTCTAGGCAACCCCGTGTTAATATCTAACCCTTTGTCATCTGTTGTAGGAGGTGTGTATAAATTAGCTGTTGTGTGCGTTTTTATAAAGTAGTCTTGACCTTTTAGTACTACAGGCTCAAACATGGCTCGGGCGGTGTCGATACTTGCCCCTTTGTCGAATAGGTCATAACCAAGCGCTTTCGCTATCTCATTGTAACATGCCTCATATACTTGTGGGGTGGTTACGTTACTCGCGCACGGTATCACCAACCTATATTTATAGTTTGCGAAATTAGGATTATGGCTTATACTGCTGTGCATTATATAGTTTATGTTTAAGTCGTTAGCAAGTGCATAGTGTACTTGTGCAGCGGTATCCTCGTTTGCATGGTCTATGTCAAATGTTAATAAGTTTCTAGCACTTACTTGGTCACGCCTACGCCTTGGTATACCTTCAACCTCGTTGTATATAGCACCAGACCAATAACACAACTTGCATTTTATGCTATTTGCGTCTTTCTTATCTAATTTTGAGTAAGCTTCGATATCTACGTCAAGCTTCTTAGGGTTACTAAAATAATCTATGAGTTCAGGTAATGTTGATTCTAGGTTTTTTACCTTATTAGAAGTAACCGCTTTACCAGTTGAAAATGTGAATTTATCCATTGTTTACTCCTTGTCTATGTTCGCAATCGTTGCAGATAAAACAGTATCTGCAGTCGGTGCAGTTGTAGCAGTTGTTGCAGTCGGTGCAGTGATAACAGTATCTGCAGTCGGTGCAGTTGTAGCAGTTGTGGCAGTTGTTACAATTATCGCATTTGTAGCAGTATTTGCATTTGTCGCAGTCGGTGCAGTTGTAGCAGTTGTGGCAGTTGTTACAATTATCGCATTTGTTGCATTTGTAGCAGCCATCGCAGTTGTAGCAGCCATCGCAGTTGTAGCAGTCGTTGCAGTGATAACAGTAGTTGCAATTGTCGCATTTGTGGCAGTTGTTGCATTTGTAGCAGCCGTTGCAGTTATTGCAGAAGTAGCAGTCGTTGCAGAAGTAGCAGTCGTTGCAGTCGGTGCAGTGATAACAGTAGTTGCAATTGTCGCATTTGTGGCAGTAGTTGCAATTG